ACCAGGAAAGCGCGCTGGCGTGCTGGGGGATAGACCAGTGAACAGAAGCCTCGTTGTTGTTGGGATGGCGGCTATCACCTTCATCGCTGTGCTCTGTGTGCTACTGGCGCGCAGCAATGCAGCGCTGACCACGTCCGAGAGTGATAACCGGGTGCTGCGCAGTGACAACGCACTACAGGCGACGGTAATAACCACTCAAGCTTTCAACTTCAACCGGTTTAACCAGGTAGCAGAGAATGCCAACCGCCTTAATTCGCTGATAGATGCCGGAACAGAGAAAACCGTTATTGAATACCGGGAGATTTTACGACGTGAAAAAACCTGTGATTTACCTGTTCCTGCTGATGTCGCTGGTGGGCTGCTCAACTACGCGAACCGTTTACGTGCCAGCGCAATGCACACCAATACCGGGAACGCTGACGCAGCCGGTGATAGCACCGCTGCCGCCAGCTCAATAACGTATTGTCAGGCTGTTCTGTGGATTAATCCGCTGCTAGCTGCCATTGAGAAGGCTAATAACCAACTGGCAGGGGTAAGAAAAATTGAAAAGGAAAGAAGATAACCCACTGGCAAGCAGAGTACTGGTATATTTTTATTTAACCCATTAAAATATCGTAAAATTTTTAGGGGGGGATATGCTGATTCCTGCGTGGGTTGATATTGTTCTTTTTTTTGCGCTTCTTATTTTTGCCATTACTTTTTCATTCTCCGTTATAACAGAAGCAAGGAGAGCATGGCGGAGAGACAAGGTCCGTAGAATGCTTTTCCTGGGATTGTTGCATGATGATTTAAGCTATGAGGACTTAAAACATATGCAAATTACTATTGGACTAAGTGATCATCAAATGCATTTGGTTTTATCCAAAATGAAGGTTGATATTGATTACGGTTCTTTAGACAACCGTGAAGTTTTGAAGGTAAAAGTTGATGATTTATTAGCTGGTTTCAAAATGCATGCTCCATTTAGTGAGTTACCTGAAATGTTGGTGGAATCCTTGAAAAAAGTCCGTGACGATTCGGCAACCCCAGCTTTGGTAGATGGATTGGGCGAGAAGATATCCGTTTATATTAGAAAGCAAAAAATTGGTGAGACTGTCATGAAGGTCATCACATACCTAGGGTTCATTGTTGGTGTAATTGGTACTGGCTATGGATTTTATAAGTAAGCACTACAAGCTTTGACTAACCGCCTTTGGGCTGTTTTTTATTGCCATCACCATGGGCAGATCCATCGTAATGGCAAAATCCACCACGATGGATAACAAACCAGAAATGCGGGTCTACCTTGGCGAAATTGCTAGTCATTTATGGCGCGGTCTTAAGGATTATTATTAATGCTGGTACTTTTGGAGGTCTTCTCTCTTTCCTTGGCGGAGTCATAAAATGTGATCATGCCCAAGGCTTTCTCAACGGCGCGCGAAAGGTCCATTGCCTTTTGAACATGTTCGATCAAGGACTCCGGTGAGAATTTTTCTTTGTGGCCAAAAGCAACCAATGTTATGTAGCTTGGGGAATCTCCTCCCCCGCAGATGAATCCATGAGCTAATGCATTTCTAATCCACACCATTTCAGATACCGCATGAAGAATCTTCCCAAGATGTCTTCTGTTAGGGTCTTTGTCTTCTACAAAGGTAGTAACTGATTTTATTTTGTCTGACATTGTTTTATTGGTGAAGGATTTACTTGCCAATTCACCTTTTCCGAAGATTACTCGATGATTAGTAACCATCATTGTGTCAATTTCGTTCATCACTATGATTAGCATGCCTATGGGGTAAGCAAAGGCATTGCGCATATTAGCTAAAGTTATTGCTTTCATTTTTTCACATATACAAGGTTATTCAGATGGCACTCACTGACAAACAAGAGATGTTCTGTCGCGAGTACCTCATCGATTTAAACGCCACACAAGCGGCTATTCGGGCGGGGTACAGCGTCAAGACTGCGAACCGCATCGCCGCTAAGTTGTTGTCAAAAATTGACATCCAAAACAGGATCGCCGAACTCAAGAGTAAGCGCAACGAAGTTGTTGGTATTGAGGCTGATTATGTGCTCCGGCGCTTGGTTGAAATCGACCAGATGGACGTGCTGGATATCCTGAACGACGACGGCAGCCTGAAGCAGATCAGCCTCTGGCCTAAAGCCTGGCGAACGTCGCTAACCGGTCTGGACATCAGCACCACGATTCAGAACTTCGACGAGGAGACGGCGGAAACCATCCTCAAAAAGGTTAAGTGGCCGGATAAGGTGAAGAACCTGGAGCTGCTCGGTAAGCACATTAAGGTGCAGGCATTCAAAGAGCAGGTTGAACAGAAGGTCACAGAAACTCACAGCATTATGCCTGTCCCGTCCTGCGATAACGTGGACGACTGGGAAGCGGCAGCACAGAAACAGCAGAGCGAGGTTCTTGGTGGATGAATTACAAAGCCGTCTGGAAACCCTTGCCGGGATCGCAATCGCTCTCCCTGAGCTGCCCGTGTAACGAAATCCTTTACGAAGGCACTCGCGGGCCGGGTAAAACTGCCGCGCAGCTGGCGCGCTTCCGTCGCCTTGTTGGTCTGGGCTATGGATCGTTCTGGCGCGGCGTCATTTTTGATACCGAGTATAAAAACCTCACCGACATCATCACCCAGTCAAAGCGTATGTACCGCCTGTTTAACGACGGCGCTCGCTATCTGGCATCGGCCAGTGAATTACGTTGGGTGTGGCCGACTGGAGAGGAGCTGCTGTTCCGCTTCGGGAAAGAAGAGGGTGACTACTGGGATTACCACGGGCAGGAATTTCCGTTTATCGGTTTCAACGAGCTGACAAAGCAGCAGACTGCTGAGTTTTACGAAATGATGTTCTCCTGTCGGCGCTCATCGTTCAGGCCGGAGAACTACCCGCTGGCGGATGGTAGCCTGTTGAAGCCGATCCCCCTGGAAACGTTCAGCACGACCAACCCGTTCGGTATCGGTCATACCTGGGTGAAGAAACGCTTCATCGAGCCCGCGCCGCGCGGGACCATCATTCGCGAAACGCAGAAGGTGTTTAACCCGCAGACTGAGCGAGAGGAGGATGTGACGCTTACCCGCGTTGCGATTCACGGCTCGTTCAAAGAAAACCCGTATCTGGACCCGCAGTACATCGCGACGTTGATGGCTATCAAAGACCCGAACCGGCGCAAAGCGTGGGTAGAGGGTTCCTGGGACGTTACCAGCGGCGGGCGCTTTGACCATCTATGGAATGCCTCGCTGCACGTTATCAAGCCGTTCCGCATCCCGGATAGCTGGACCGTTGATCGATCCCATGACTGGGGCGAGTCGAAACCGTTCTCTAACCTCTGGTGGGCGCGCGCTGACGGCACCGCTGCCGAGCTGCCTGACGGTCGCCAGTTCTGCCCGCCTGCCGGGTCGCTGATACTGATTGGCGAATGGTACGGCTGCCCACCGGACGAGCTGAACAAAGGCCTGAATATGTCGTCAACCAACGTCGCGAAAGGTGTGGCATGGGTTGATAAGCGGCTGGTGGGCGAAGAGATAGACGAACCGGAAGAAGTTCAGGGCAAAGGGCAGATGCACATTGTGCCAGGCATCTGCAGCGAGGTTATCCCTGGCCCAGCCGACGGCGCAATTTTCAACACTGGTGACAACGAGCTCTCCATTGCACAGAAGATGGAAGCGCAGGGTGTCAAATGGATACCTGCAGACAAGAAACCAGGCTCACGCATCAACGGCGCATCGCTCTTTGCTGACATGCTTGAGGCCGTTGTTGAAGCTAAAAAGATGGAGTCAGGAATACCCGAGAAGCCAGCTTTCTATGTAATGGAGCACTGCCGGGGCTGGATAAGCCGCATCCCGGTGCTGGTGCGTGACGATAAGAAACCTGATGACGTGGATACCACTCAGGAAGACCACGACTACGATGCCACCCGATACCGCGTACTGCACTCACCTGCTCAGGTCGGTGCCATCTTCTTCTAAGGAGCTCATCAGTGAGTGAACAACAAGGCGAGGTTTCATTCCTCGTTAACGCCCTTGCTGATGCTATCGGGCGCCAGCGCATGCAGTATGCAGGGCGAAACGGTAACGTGAAGCGCACGAAGCTATGGGATGAGTTCGGCTATCCCGACACGCTCGACTTTGACAATTTCTATCGCCAGTATCGTCGTGGTTCCACGGGATTCTCGGCGGTGCACAAGCTGCTCGATGGCTGCTGGGTTGACCGGCCAACTATTATCGATGGTGACGAAGACAGGGAGTCGACAACCACGACGCCGTGGGAGAACATCGTCACAAAGCTGATGAAAAAGCACTGGGCGAAAATAAAAGATGCCGATCGCCGCAATATGGTCGGTCGATATTCAGCACTGCTGATTCAGGTGCGTGATAGTCGTGACTGGTCCCAGCCGGTTGATGTCGATGTTGTGAAAAAACTCGGCAGCAAGGCACTGGTGAAACTTATTCCGGCGTGGGAACCACAGATCAAACCCGGCAACCTTGATATTGATACCTGGTCTGAGACCTACGGGCAACCGGTCAGTTATCAGTTCAATGAGCAACCTATCGGTGACGAAGGGACGTACAGTAGCCCTCGTTCCGTTCAGGTGCACCCAGATCGTATCATCCTGTTGTGCGAGGGATCTGAAGACGAGAACATTCTGTCAGGTATCCCGCTGCTGGAAGCCGGCTATAACGATCTCCTGGATATCGAGAAAACGAAGGGCGGCAGCGCCGAGGGCTTCCTGAAGAACGCCAGCCGACAACTGGGCATTGCGTTTGAAAAAGAAACCAATATGGATGCCCTGAAAAAGGCGGCGACTGATGCTGGTTACAAAGACCTGGGCGAAGCACTGAACGACAAAGTGACGAAAATGAACCGAGGTACTGACGCAGCGCTGGTAATGCAGGCAGGTACACCATCTGTTCTTTCGGTCGCTCCCGCTGACCCCACACCAAGCTGGACGGTATCGGCTAACTCATTCTCTTCAACGATTCAGTGCCCGTTCAACATAATGTTCGGCAAGCAGACGGGCAACCTCGCGTCAGAGGAAGATAAAACAGCCTGGGCTAACCGCTGCAACGAGAGGCGCTGGGGGTTCCTTTCCGACGTCATTACCCGCGTGATTGAGCGATTCTGGACCGTCGGCATTATCGAACCGCCGACATCCGGCGAGGTGACCCTGGCCTGGTCCGACTTATTGGCGCCGAGCGAAAAAGAAAAACTCGCGAACATGGCGACAATGGCCGACGTGGCGGCGAAAACGCAACAGGCCTTTGGTACTCCGGCGGTCGATGAGAACGAGATTCGCGCGGTCGGAGAACTTGAGCCACGTAAAGAACCTGCAACCCCAGACCCAAACGCGAAACCAACCGATAAGGATCCGCTGACAGATGACGATGCTGCAGACCCGAATCGGAACGCCAGTCGTACCACGTAATAAAGCCGACCCTACGCAGTCAGCACGGCAGGTAGGGCGGATGTTTCGTGACATTGATGAGCGCTATCTGACAATAAAGCGCCGACTGAAAACGCTGTTTGACCAGCGGATTACCGGGCAGCAACGCGAAACCAATGGCGAACGGTCGTGGATGATGTGCAATAACGAGGGTTCTGAGCCTTCGTTGTATCAGGTCAATGCCGGTAAGTTCATCTACGACATGTCGTCGGTCCAACTGGCCGACCTCCTGCAGGTGGTTCAGGCGATACTGGATGACGAGTTGCTGGAAGGTGGTAGCCAGAACCTCTGGGCGCTTGATTATGTTTCGGCAGAGTATGAGCGCGGCACGCTTAACGCCTTCACCAACCTTTCAGTGCAATCTCAGGCCTACGCCAGCCAGACAACGCTGCAACAACTGCTGTCCAGCCCGGCTTACCAGAACCAAATCGCTAGCGCTTACATCAGCACGTATAGCGACTGGAAAGGCATTAGTGACACGTCACGCGCAGATCTCTCAAACGTCATTGCCGATGCCATTGGTCGTGGCGTGAACCCTCGCGAGACAGCCAGCATCGTAAGCAAACGACTCGACGTGTCGATGGGGAAAGCCAAGAACATAGCGCAAACCGAGCAGGTCGGCGCGCTGCGGCAGGCTCAGTGGAATGAGACGGATTGGGCTGCTGGCAGGCTGGGGCTGAATACCGGACTACTCCACCTGTCAGCACTTAAGGCAACGACGCGTGTAGGTCACGCTTTTTGGCATGGTAAGGTCAGAACCACCGAAGATGTGCGTGCCTGGTATGCGGTAGATGGCAATAAATACCATTGCTACTGCAGCCAGGTTCCGGTGCTGCTCAACGACGACGGCAGCATCTTCAACGAGGGGCTGGCGGATAAGCTGGCGAAAGAAAGAAAATCTTGGAATGATAATTAAATGAGAATAATCTCTAACCTCTTATGATATGGAGGTTTTTATGATTGACCAAAATACTGTAGTGCATGTTTCGTTCGGGATGGATCAAGATGTCAACCTTGGCAAGATAGCCATCTTCGAATATACAGTCCCAGGTTCAAATGGTCGCTTGAAGATAACTTTTTCCCACCATGAAGACCCTTTCAATAAAAGCGATATCGCTGAGATCATGAAGCGCGCGACAAATGTCGTTGAATTAACGCTCATAAGCGATAACCAAAAGCATGCCTACACTGTCATTCTTGAGGAAGTTAAACTCAAGACCGGTGAAGGATGGGAACTTCTGGAACTGACAGCTGTTCGTGTATAGAGTCGTATAGAATCATTTTAAAGGTCGCTCAGGCGGCCTTTTTTATTGCCTGAACCCCACCAACGAGGAACCAGCATGAAACGCAACCGCGTTAACGTGCTGACCGTCGTCAACTCCGATTCAAAAATCACCACTGAAACTATCGACGGCAAGCCACATATCGTGGTTCGCGGTGTCACGCCCGTTGTCGACGATATTGTGATGAACCGGAAGTTGTACCCGGCAGCAGAAATCGAAAAAGCCTATAACACGCTTGAGCGTAATCCGATGCCGCTGGGCCACCCTAAGGTGGATGGCAAGCATGTATCGGCGCGTGACGTCCGGGCGGTGAATAACTACCACGTCGGGGCATGGCTACAGAACGTCAGCCACAAAGACGGGAAGGTTAGCGGCGATATGTACGTCGACCGCCAGTATGCCGAGTCGAGCGAGAAGGGTAAGCGCCTCGTTAACCGCCTGGATGAGATGGCAGCCGGTACCAACGTCGAACCGATCCACATTTCCACCGGCCTGCTGTATTCCGGCATCGCCGCCAACGGCGAATCGAAGGGCAAGAAGTACAACGAGATCGCCACCAACATGATGTTTGACCATGTTGCGGTGCTGCTCGACGAACCGGGGGCGGGAACGCCGTCAGAAGGCGTCGGCATCTTCGTTAATGCTGATGGCGATGAGCAGGAGATTGAGGTGGTGAACCTCGCTGACGGCTCTGATTGCACCCGTGAGGGGCTGCTGAACAAAGCGAAGTTCTTCTTCACCAATGCCTCAAATTTCTCTTTCTCTGATATTGAGCGTGCCATAAGCGACAAGCTCCGGGAAGGCCGGACCGATGACAAATGGCTTTGGCCTGAGTCTGTCTGGCCGGACACCTTCATTTATCGCGATGACGCGAAATATTTCAAACAGAAGTACCTCATCGATGATGACGGCAAGGCCGTGTTCGTCGGAGAACCTGTAGAAGTCGTGTGCAAACCCACTGAGTACGAGATTAAAACCAACGGAGAGAACGATCCGATGAAAGAACTGATTATCAATGCGCTGCAAGCCGCTGGTAAGCCGACTGAAGGCAAATCTGACGCCGAGCTGATGGACGCATACAACCAGTTGGCTGCTGAAAAGGCGGCTACCAAAACCGAAACGCCAGAAGAGAAGGCTGCTCGTGAAAAGGCTGAAAAAGAAGAGCGCGAGCGTGCCAACAACCAGGCGGAAGCACCGGCATGGTTTAAGCCCTTTGCTGATGATCTCGCTGCAGTTAAGTCTGGCCTTACCGCTAACTCTGACAAAGAGAAGGGCGAAAAGCGAGCTGCCGTAAAAGCGAAATTCGGTCTGGATGACCTCGCTGTGAATGCGCTTGACGGCGCTGCCCTCGATGGCCTGTTTGCTCAGTGCCAGACCTCTACCGGCCTGAATGGTGCATTCCGCCAGGTCAATAACAACGATTCATTCAGCGAAATGCCGGAGTAAGAAATGGCTAAAGACGGGAAACACGTAATTCACGCGGGCGGCATCTTTGCAAACCCGCAACTCCATCGCGAGGGTGCGGCAGCCGCAGCAACTCCGCCGGGTACGATCGGCTTCTTCGACAATGCGGCAGGAAAATTCACTGCCTCTGTGGACGGCAAAGAAGACGCGATCCTCTACGTCGCCAACTACGACTATCTGCGCTGCAAAACCGTCGACGACATCATTGCGGCCGGTGACTGGGTTGTGGCAATGCATCCAACTCCGGGCGTGTGCTTTAACGTGCCAGCAGTGGCCGGAACCTACACCAAAGGTCAGGCGCTGTCCGTTGTAAATGGCCGCGTGAAAGCCGCCGCTGCCGATGAGCCGGTCTTCGCGTTCGTGGAAGAGGACCGTTCATACACCATTGCTACCGCCGGCGATCTGCTGCGCGTAGTCATTAAGTAAGGAGCAACGAATGTTTGCATTCTCCACCCAACAGGCAACTGCCACCCGAAACCTTGAGGCGAACACCGCTCAGTTTCAGGAACTGCAGTTTGCCCGTAATGCCAGCGCTCAGGCTGTTGCTGATTTCATCGCCCGCACCCGCGTGCGCGGTGATGATGCTAACGCGCCTGTGCTGGATGCAGTTAATGCGGTCGACGACATTCGTCACCTGTACCGTGCTTACGACCAGACGGTGCTCGCTGAGTTCCAGCCGACTACCGAATTCACGCTGCTGAACGACCTTATGCCGTTGTCACGCTCAGTTCGCCTGGAAGAGTCCGTGTATGAGTATGCTCGCACCGGCGGTCGCGGCTGGGCACACACTTCCATGTCTGGACAGATTGGTGCGGCGCTGGATGCGAAGTCCTACACCTTCGACGGTACGATGGTCCCGATCCACGATTCCGGCTTTAAGTTTAACTGGCGTGACCCAGTATTCAAAAAAGGCTCGGCGCTGGCTTCCCTGGCAGATGCCCAGTCAGGATCTGTCGATGATGTTCGTCGTCAGTACGTGGACTACATCTGGAGCGGTTTCCGCGACAAAGCGGGCAACTTTATCAAGTTCGACGATAAAACCTGGAAAGGCCTGCGTGCTGATGAGCGTGTCGCTCAGATCACGCTGACCTTCAACTTCGCGACCAGCACCGACCCGAAGGCCATTCGTGCGCAGGCAATCTTGCTGCGCGACGTGCTGAAGCTGCAGAACTATCAGTACGGTGAGCAGACCTGGTATGTATCCAGTGAAATCATGTCGAACTGGGAACAGTATTTCGACGTGAACTCCTTGCGCACGGTGCTGGAAGAGATCAAGAAACTCTCCGGCATTAAAGACATCAAAGAAGATGCCAAGCTGACCGGGAACCAGATCATGATTGTGCCGCTGGGTGCAGGTGTTATTGCTCCAATTGTAGGGCAGGCGTTCGGCACCGTTGCCGACCCACGCCAGTTCTATAAAAGCGATTATATCTGGCGCACTTGGGGTGCTGCTGGCCTGATGGTTAAGCAGGACATTAGCGGTCATTTCTCTGTCGTTTACGCTTCGAGCTAAGGATAAAACATGGCACTCGTAAAGATTCTGGCTGCAAACCTCTTTGCCGGTGCCAACTTCCAGAAATTGGAGGTTGGTAAAACCTATGATGTTGACGATGCGATCGCTGAGAAATGGATCACCGATGGAAAAGCGGAGGAGTCGAAGGAGAAGGGCGTCAAACTTCACTTTGAAGTATCGCCCCCTTCTGCGCCACTCACCGCCGAAACCAGCACGCTTCAGGCCCAACTGGATGACGCTCTGTTGCAGATTCAGCAGTTGCAGCAGGCAGTAGCCGAGAAAGATGTGGCGCATGCTGATGCTCTCACCGCCGAAACTAAACGCGCTGACGACGCTGTTGCCGCGCTGGCTGAAGCAACCAAGAAGGCGAAATAACCATGGCTGACCCAATCACGGCGGCAGACGTGCAGGCGTTCCTCGGTGAATTGGGTTATTCCATTCCGGGTGCGCTGCTGGATCCGATTCTCTGCGTGGTGAACAAGATTACCCCGTGTCTTGATGGCGCTGGGTATGACGACTGCACAGCAAAGCTGATCCTGATGTACGCAGCCGCGTTGATGGCGACATCGTCCGGCGCGCGCCGCCTGAAATCACAGGGCGCACCGTCTGGCGCGTCCCGTTCTTTCGATTACGGTCCCGATAGAATCACCTGGCTGCGGGGGGCGCTGACTCAGCTCGATACCAGCGGCTGCACCAGTGAACTGCCAATCAGCGCCGGTAACAGTGTCGGGTTCTTCGATGTCGTTGGGGGCTGTTGATGACGTGGACATCCGTTAAGCAAACTTTACCCCGCTCATTCGTACGTGTGTGGGTTCTGACTGACACTGGGCGGGAGACAACCGGCTTTGTTAAGTCTAATGGCGAGTGGCATATCAACTGCCCGCGCATCCGGGCGACAGGCGCGATAGTACTGCGATGGAGGGAATAGGGTATGTCTTCGGTTGCTAACTGGTCCTATACCGCCACAGCGACAATCTGGCGCAAGATGGAAGGTAATGATGAATATGGCGACCCACGAGGCTATAAACCGCCTGAGCAGATTCTCTGTGACTACGAGGGCGGCCTGTCAAAGCGCATCGGCAGCCTGGGCGCTGAAATCGTCGTGAAGAACTCTTTCTGGACTGAGTATGCGCTGGCAGCGGCAGGTGATTACCTGTTGATTGGCGAGTCGACCGAGTCTGATCCGATTGTGGCCGGCGCTGACGAGGTTAGGCAGGTTATACAGTATGCCGATACATTCGAGCGCATCGCGGACGATTACGCCATTCTAACAGGAGTAGGATATGGGCGCTAAAGTTCGCGGTATCCGCGAGGCTAAGGCCAACCTAAACCGAATTATTCAGGATGTTCGAGGCCGTAAGGTGGTTAGGGCTCTGCAGTCGGCAATGATTATCGGTAGCTCTCAGGCTGCGTTATACACCCCAATCGATACATCTACGTTGCTTAATAGTCAGTACCGTGAAATTAACACCAGTGGCACTCTGGTCACCGGGAGGGTTGGGTACTCGGCTAATTATGCTGTTTATGTTCATGATCCTGATGTACCCCAAGTCTTCCGGCGCTCGACAGCACAGAAAGAGTTTCTGACGGAAGGCTTTGAAGATACCCGGGGTCAGATTGATGCGGTGATTCTCAAGGAGCTTTCGTTATGACACCCATGATGCATGAGCGGGTGCGCAATATGTTCGGTGATGCCGGGCTTACTGACGGGTTCATGGTGCAGCAGTTGATGTATGACGACCCGGGAGACCTGTCGAAAGCGGTGATGGTATTCAGGCCAAACGGTGGTTCTAATATCAGAACGGACCTTGGCTCTGAGTATCACGTCCTGGTCGATGTCGTCGGTGCGAAAGACAAGCGCAAAGATGCGCTTAATGCCGTTCAGCGTATCGTCGATTACGTCCAGACCAATCCCATGGCTGATGAATGTGTCGGCTACATCCAGAACATGGGCGCAATCCCCGCGCCGGTGCTCACAGAAGAAGGACGAATAGTCTTTCGACTCCAGTTCGCTTGCACCTTCGGCGAATAGCTCCCTCAACCAGACAGACCCGCTTCGGCGGTTTTTTTTTATGCAAATTAAGGAGTTTCAAATGGCTGATTGCCAGAACTCAAATGAACGCCTGTTTGGCGGCGCTATCGTGCTGGAGGTTGCCGATGGCTGCCCGGACGTTAAACCACTTGAGTCTGAGTGGCTGGCGCTGGCCGCTGGCACGTCTAAGGGCTTCGACTTCAACCCGAACTCTGTTACTTCAGACGCAGATGACGGCGGCGGCTATGTCGAAACCATCATCACGAACAGTGACTTCACTATCAGTTTTGAAGGTGAAGTACGTAAGAAAGACAAGCTGGACCAGTACGGCATCGGCAAGTTCATCACGTATTTTGCTGCGCAACTGAAGGCTAAGAAGCAGCCTGGTATTTGGGTTCGCATGGACTATGGACCGGTTGAATTCATCGGCTACATGAACATCACGGCGCTGAGCTCTGACGGTGGAACCAATGACATTGTCACGTTCTCCACCGAGTTCAAGGTCGGTGATGCAAGCACGATTGAAGTTAACGAATTGACCGCTATAGCAGTGACAGGTATGACGGTAACTCCGGTTACCAGCACTGGCGCTGCGGGCGGAACCAGTACGTTTACAGTGAATCTCGCGCCCACCGGCGCAACCAACAAAGGTTTCACCGTTGCATCAACCGATCCAACCAAAGCCACGGCTACGGCCTCCGGTACTGTCGTCACGGTGAACCGCGTCGGCACCGGCAGCGCGCAGATCATCATCAACACCGAAGACGGCAACTTTGTGGCCGTGCATACGGTGACCGTTACATAACTGACATTCCAAAGGGCGGCGTGCTGCCCTTGATAATGACCGTTGCATGGGAAACCACATGACACCACTGAAAGAAATTGGCGAATGCCTGATTGTTGATCGCGAAGCCGACTATTTCTTACGACCATCTTTTGAAGCCATGGTTCGTATTGGTTCGCCGCAGGAGATAGTTAGCGCGTACTACCATCTTCACAACGATAACGTTACGCCCATGGTTAAAAGAGCTATCGAGGCATACGGATACATTCCATCCTGGTTAAGTGAGCACATGTCCGATATTCAATTCTCAAAACCGGCATTCGTAGCTGCTCATACAGTTCTCACCGCATGTTGTGATGATGATATTTCCCCACTTATTGGCTGGTTGGAACCGGGTAAATCAGGACGGTGGGGATTCGTCTGGCATAAAGGCTCAATGCCAGCGTCGAGCATGCTACTTGTTGCGCAGAGCTTAATTACTCACGGCGTTGTCGGCAAAGCCAAGGTTCGCCAGTTGCAGCGACATGAGACGAGAGAGCGTACGACTGAGTTTAAGGCGTTCGAGTACATCAGTGCAGCACGTAGCCACTTTGGCATGAACCGTGCCGAAGCCTCGAAGTTAACGATGACCGAATTCCAGATGCTGCTGGCGGCGAAATATCCAGACCAGAAAGGATTTACGCGTGAAGAGTACGACGCGGTTGCTGATGACTATATGGCGAAGAAAGCGCGACGATTGGCTAAGATGTAGGTGTTATTTGATTTTATCAATAGGCGATACCTTTTTGCATATCGCATGGTAGTAATGTACTGTGTATTTATACAGTATCTGATGCTGTTCAAATAATCAGGTAACCTTAAAGCCTGTTTAGTATTAAATTAAACCTTTTCCTATTACTCAAGGTTGAGGTTTATGGTTACTGAGCAAGCGACTTTTACGTTTTATCGTGTGAGAAATGCTGGTTTCTATCGTTCTGGTGCTGGATTACCCGATTTTGGATCGTTGGCTGAAATTTTGGTCGATCTTAAAGATTGGGCGGAACCTAAGACGCTTAAGGAAACTAAGACCTTTGAGGCTGATGAAGAACGTTATCCATCCTACTTAGTTGATTCTAAAAGTGTTGGTGAGGATTGGGTCCTGCTTCTATGGAACGAAGTTCCAAGTAATGGTCAACGCATGCCTTCACTTAGTGAAGATGCAAGATTTGGTGCTGAGCCGGAAGTTATAATGAATCCGATTCAGGAAGGTAGCATTCCTGGGTTTGCTACTTATTTTTGGTTTATCTCAGATCAGAATTTGATGGCAACAGTTCGGCTTCATAACAAAGTGACAGCTCAGGGTTCGTTACAGAAGTATATGCAGTGTTTTTTAAAGCAATCTTCGAAGCATGCCAAAGCTGAAGTTGTGGAGCAAGATGATGGTTCGCATGAGGTAAGGGTTAGCCGATACATGCTTGATGTGTCTGATGAGCATGAAGAAAAAAGGGTTTATTTCCCGAGGTTCAATACTGCATTAATCAAAAACCCTGGGAAACATGAAGAAATTAAACAAAAAGTTAATTTCATAAAGAAAATAGAACGAATTATTGAGCTTGATTTAAGCATTGGTCCAGACCTTGATTTGTGGCAGAAAATGCTTGCTAAAATAAGTCTAGGGGCTCAGCACGCAGCCCAACCTTCAACCAAGGTAAGATATACCATATCCCCACATGTCGATTTGGGCGACGTGAACCAAATGATCCAAGAATGGAATGCGGATCCGTCAGAGGTGAATGACTATGGCTTTGTTTTTCAAGGGGAAGCGAACAAAACCTACTGGTTGAGTAATTCTCTGTCTAGGACTCAGTTTGATCTTCGAATCGAAAGGGAAAATGATGAGATTGTAAACCTTCAGTCTCTACTGACTGATCTTAGAAGTAAAAAGGCACTGATTTTGCGAGGTTCAGGACTTTAATGAAAAAAAAAGCGACTCTATTTGCAATTGCATTGGTATTTACTTTAGCAATTTTCGCCGCCGGGTATTTTGGCCGCACAATTGCCTTTGCATTGCAGTGGCCGCTTTTTGAAGCCCTGAGAACTACAGCATCAATAATTTTTGCAGTTGTTGGTGCTTGGTTCGCAATTATTTATCCAGAAAGGCTAAAAAAATCTTTCCGTGGGGGCAACTCTAGTGGAGGAAATGAGGGGATACATCGGTTATTCACGCCGATCGTTCACTCCACAGCAATACTTGCCTTAGTATTGTTGGTGGGAATAATTGCCCCTCTGTTAAAACAATCTGATTGGATTCTGTCACACAAGGAAATATTTCGTGGAATATCATATGGCTTGCTTGTTTTTCTCACATTATGGCAGTTACTTACGGTAATTTTGAGTTTAACCGGCCCAGACATATTGAAGCGCTTTACCGCAAAGCAGGATTCTTCTAGGGAAGGTGCGAATAAGCAGGTCATTTCTTCCCAAGCTGACTCGCTGATTAAAATTTCGCGGATCTGGGCCGATTTTTTTCCCGCAAACACATCGAAT